CCAAGATATTTGTACTCGCCATGAACGGCAATCGTTGCTTTCCAACGGCGGTTATTCGGACTTACACCAAGGAATCCAGACTTATTGCTTCTCTGAGCCTCTTTTTGGTTTTGAGTGTTTCCAGAATGAGAAACCTCGCGCAAGTTTGAAATCCTGTTATCAGAGCGGATGCCATTGATATGATCTACTTGAAGGCTAGGGAACAATCCATACACATAAAGCCAAGCAAGGCGATGCGCCTTGTATGTCTTTGTGCGTATTTTTATGTTTATGTAGCCATCGTCGGACTTAGCGCCAGCTACTTCTCCGGCCTTAAACCTGTGGCGATTAACCAGTCGCGTAAAGATTCCGGTATCGGGATCGTAATTGAACAGGCGACGGACTTCTTCTGCGGTAAGATTGGTGTTGCTCATGCTATTCGCTCCTTGAAAGCAATAGTAGGGGAAGTGATGCAAGGGGTTTGCCGACCCTTTGCATTGCGCCAGTATAACACGGTGGGCATATGAAAAAACTCGCACAAGGCGCTGTCACCACAGGGAGCGGAAGTCTACTCTATACAGTCCCAACCGGCATCCGCACCGAGGTACTGGACATCAACATCTCGAACACAACGAGCGGGAGTCTGACATGCGCCCTTCACCTTGTCCCGACGGGTGTTGCTGTCGCGGCTTCAAACATGCTGTTCCCGACGGTGACGATACCGGCGAACACGCTAGTCCAGTGGACAGGATGCGAAGTATTGAATGCTGGAGACTTTATTCAGGGTATCGGAAGTGCTTCAGGGATAACGGTGAATATCACTGGTCACGAGTACCGAGCGGGGACTTAGCGTGATCACCGACTACCCATCACGGACGCGAATCAACGGTGGTACGCTCGGCACAGGCGAACTCACTGAGGACGCATGGGGCATCCAGAAGGTATCGCTTCCGTACTCGCTATTCAAGAGTACATTCACGTTCGACATCCCGCGCAAGTCGTGGTTCATGTATGAGAACGGAACACAGGTCTACACGTCGACAGCCATCGCATCGACAGACGGCGCAGCAGTCCTGACCACGACAGCCGCAAAGACGGCCCTGATCCTTGAGTCGCGCCAGTGTTCTCCATATCAAGCGAACCGTGGCGTTTTGTTCTCGACGGCGCTTTGGTGTCCAAGCAAGACAGCAGACGGGGTGCGCGAGTGGGGCGTGCAGAACGCAGATGCTGGAGTATTCTTCCGGCTAAAGGCCGATGGAAAACTATACGCGGTTCAGCGGTCACTGACGGTCGAAACCAAAGAGGAAGAGATCACCACAACTGGCGTATCCGGCTTTGACGTACAGAAGGGCAACATCTACGATATTCAGTACCAGTGGCGCGGCGTCGGTAACTACAAGTTCTTTATCAACAACGTGCTGGTAAAGACGTTCGCAAACCTTGGCACTCTAACGGCATTGAGCATGTCGAATCCAGCCTTGCCTGCGTCATTCAAGGCTACCCGCACCACAGCAGATGTAGCGATGCACGTCGGGTGTGTGGATATATCGTCAGAGAACGGGAAGAAGACCGAGGAGGAACCCGGTGTCGCTCTCGCTTCGAGCGTGTCCACTACCGGGGCAAACATACCCGTACTAGTGATCCACAACCCGCTACTGATCGGAACCAAGGTTAATACCCGTACAGTGCATATTCACTCCATCGGATTTGCCAACACGAAGAAATGCACCTTCAAACTGTGGCGCACTCGTTCTGCTGGCGACATCACTGGCGAGACTCTGGTAGCCGGATACAACGGAGCGTACAGCTACGTCCAGTCCGATTCGACAGACATGAACGCTGGCGCTGTTCGGGCCACGGCAGTCACTGCTGCCAACCTTGAGTTGATCGACGCATGGAACGCTGAGGCCGGTGTGCAGAACGACTACACGTTCGCCAACGATCACGTCGAGATCAACATGGTGCGTGGGGATTACTTGATCGTTACCAACAACTCGACCACTGGGGTAAGCGACGTTGCTATTAGGTGGGGAGAAGAGGTCTGATGACGCCGGAACTCGCCAAGTATTACGAGCAACGACTCAGCATGATGGCCGACCCCGCATGGGCTGACCTGATGGATGACGTACAGGGGATGCTCGACGCAACGAACGACCTTTCATCGATACAGGACGAGAAAACGCTGCACTTCAGGCGCGGCGAGATCAGCATCATGCGCTGGATGCTCACGCTGAAGCAGACTAGCGAACAGGCTTATAACCAGCTAAAGGATGACGATGCGAACCCTGCGTGATTTCATCTGCGAACACTGCGGCAAGGAACAGGAGCGGTACGTCGAACCCGACGTTCGCGTGGTTCCGTGTCAGTGCGGTAACGATGCGATTCGCCTGATGGGGATGCCGCGTGTATCGCTTGACGGCACCGATCCTGGATTCCCCGGCGCGTACTCGAAATGGGCCGCGACACGGGAGCAGAACGCTCGGATTAAGGGCAAGCGGAGTTACAGGGAGCCGTAGCGGAGTTAGCACTTGCTTTCGTGCTAACGTAGTGATATAAAGCAACTTAACCATAGCCCACTAAGGGCGGAAGGAGATCAAAATGGCTGAAATGCAAGACCTCGTTGATGAGGTCAGTGAGATTGATGCTGTATCCGCAGAAATTCAGGAACAGAGCGCAGCAAGTGCCGAACCACAGGCGACGCCGCAAGACGATGACGATCTGCCCGAGAAGTACAAGGGAAAGTCGAAAAAGCAACTTGCCGACGAGCTTGAACATGCCAACAAGTCGATGGGGCGTTACTCCAACGAACTTGGCGAGGTTCGCAGACTAGCTGATGAGCTAATCAGGTCACAGTTGAAGCCACAGAATCAGGAAGAACAGCCGAAAGAGGTTGATTTCTTTGAGAATCCGCAAGAGGCAATTCGTAGGGCGGTGGAAAGTAACCCGCGTGTGCAACAGGCCGAGCAGTATGCTCTAGCCGCACAACGGCAGATGGCGCAGCAGAAGTTGGCTCAGTTGCACCCTGATTTCGGGCAAGTGGTTCAGGACGCAGAGTTTGCGAAATGGGTCGGAGCAAGTCCGGTACGGGTAAAACTGTTCAAAGCCGCTGAAAGCTACGATGTCGAATCCGCGCACGAACTGTTGAGTACCTTCAAGGAACTGAAGGCGGTTAAGCAGCAACATTCGCAGAGTCAGGTTAGTGATGCCGAAAAGTCGGCCCGTACCAAGACGATGCAAGCCGCAGCAGTTGATACCGGAGGTAGCGGGGAATCCTCGAAGAAAATCTATCGCAGGGCTGATCTTATTAGCTTGAAACTTCGTGACCCTCGCAAGTTTGACGCGATGCAAGATGAGATTGATGCGGCGTATCGAGACGGGAGGGTTAAGTGAAACGTACTTAATCTAGGAGAACATCATGGGCCTTGGCTCGAATCACGCAACCGTAACTACCGCCAACAACTTCATTGGCGAACAGTGGTCTGACGAAGTTATCGCCGCTTACAAGCGCAAGCTGGTTCTCGGCAACCTCGTTACCAAAGTCAACTTCAAGGGCAAGAAGGGCGACACGCTCAACATTCCCGTTCCGGCCCGTGGCGATGCCTCGGCTAAGGCAGCGAACACCGCTGTCACCCTGATTGCCGACACCGCTGGCGTCGTGCAGATCGTCATCAACAAGCACTTCGAGTACAGCAAACTGTACGAGGACATCGCTGAGATGCAGGCTCTGGCGTCGATGCGTAAGTTCTACACCGACGACGGCGGCTACGCTCTGGCGAAGAAGGTCGATCAGGACTTGCATCTGCTCGGCGCTGGCTTCAACGGCGGCTCCATCGCTGGTGCGACCAACCTGTACGAAGCCGGTGGCGTTATCGGCGGCGACGGTTCGACGGCGTTCTCCGGTTCGGCTAACACCAACACCGGCAACGGCACCGCCCTGACCGACGCTGGCATCCGCCGCGTGATTCAGGACTTGGAAGATCAGGACGTGGATTCCTCGGAACTGTCGTTCGTGATCCCGCCTGTCGAGTCCCGCGTTCTGCGTGGTATCGCACGTTTCACCGAGCAAGCGTTCGTTGGTGATGGCAACGCGCTGAAAACGGGTCGCCTCGGCAACCTGTACGGCGTCGAAATCTTCACCTCGACCAACTGCCCGTTCATCCACGTGAACAGCGTTACCGGCACTCAGTCGGTCACGTTCTCCTCGACGGCCCCGACCGGCACGGCTTACGCTGACGCCTTCGGCCATGCGGTGAACTGGAATGGCTCGACTCCAGCCGACACCAAGTACCGCGCTTGCCTGATGCTGCACAAGGACGCGATGGCTCATGCTGAACAGATGGGCATCCGTACTCAGTCGCAGTATCAGCAGGAGTACCTCGGTACGCTGGTGACTTCGGACACCGTGTATGGCGTGAAGGAGCTGCGCGACACCTTCGCCCGCGCGGTCATCGTTCCGGCCTGATGAATCGGGGGAGCCTTCGGGTTCCCCCACCCTAACCTTCAAGGAGATTTATCATGGCTGACACTATGGCAGTAAGTCGGGTTGAGCAAGGCACCGCTCAATTCCAAGGCGCGTTTTCGGAGATGTGGCTGGTCACGGGTACTGTTACCGACCAAGACGCAATCAACGACGACGTTTCCATCATCATCACTCTCACCGTTCCTGGCGTGGCGCTTGGCGACATGGTTGTTGGCTTCTCGTTCGGGAAGTCGCAGGCTGATGCCAACGCTCACGTTATCGCCCAACCGTTTGTTTCGGCGGCGAACGAGGTCAAACTCATCATTGCGAACGTGGATCAAACCGCCGACGCATACGATGCTGACACTCTGAACGGCGGCGGCTTCAAGATGCTCGTCGGGCGACCCGCCTGGTAAGCAGCAACAAGATACGGGGAGCCACAAACTCCCCGTTTTCTTAACCACAAGGAGAACTCAATGGCGCTGTTCAAATGCCTTCGCAGCGGCAATGTGGTGAATATTGACCAACAGGACGATATTGACCGCATGAAGTTCCACGAAGGCTATGTCGCCGTGGAGGAAGTTATCGAAGTTAGCACTCACTTACATGGAGAAAATCATGGCGTGCAAATCCCCCAAAATGCCGAAGCGCAAGCCGGTCAAGATGCCGAAGCAGAAGTAATCGTTGCGAAGCGTAAAGGACGGCCTCGGAAGATTGAGGCTGTCGGAGAATTGTAATGGCATTCGACCCGAGCACTCTAAAAAGCCTTGAGGACTTCTATACGTTGTGGGATAACTCAATTCCTGCGGATACTTATGTTCATTCTAATACTGATCTCAGTGGCCGCGTAGATGCCAACAGGAATCCTTCGCCAACGGGTGAATATGTGATTTCAGATGGCGGATATGAGCGTAGCCGTTATGACTACTTAAACCCGCTTAAATACATTGGGCCTGCGCCGACCTCCGCCCCCGCGCCAACGGGGAATTACGTTACAAAGCAGTATTCGGACCCTACGGCACCGTATTCTTTTAACTATGTTGATAAAAATGGAAACGTAATCGGAACTGGTTACGATTCTTACGATGACGCTATTTTGAAATTAGGTGGAGACAAGTACGAGTCGTTTGAAAAATACGGACGGGAATTGACCGAAGGGCAGAAGCAAAATATGTTTGGTTTGCTACTTCAACCTTCAGCACAAGACATGCTGCAAGCGTATGGCGGCGTTCCCGATTGGAACTACCATCGGGCCGCATACGAAGCAGCGTACAACCCTGTAGCGGGAATGACCATTTCCGGTGAAAAAGCCCTTGTAGGCTCAACTCCTGTATTCGGCTCTGACGGAAAGATTACCGGCTACAAGATCAACGTCAATCCGGAACACATTAACGCCGCCGACACTAGCGGAAGGGTGCAGAGTTCAACGCGAGGAGCAACGCAGTTTGATAAGAGCGTTCTTGACTTTGCCACACCGATTGACCAGAACACAATATTCGTCAAGACAGAGGATGTTCCGAAACTGTCATACAAGAGTTTAGGGGCTTCGTCGTACAACAAAGAGGACACGCTTGCATCAAAGTTGGGCGAGATGTTCACCAAGGGATTTCTTGGTGCAGCGGTAGGCGGTGCGTTTGGACTTGGGCCGCTTGCCGGTGGACAAGGTGCAGCAGGCGCAACGGGCGCAGCAACGGGAACAGGTGCAGCAGCAGGATCAGGAGGAGGTTCTATGTTCGGAGATATCGGTGATTGGTTCTCCAATCTGTTTAGCAATGGAGCGCAGAGCATTGATCCTAGCCTAATAAATGGCGATATGATTGAAACGATGTCTCAAGTAGCGGAAAAAATGGGGACATCTTCATGGACTGATGCCGCACAAGGTCTTGGATTTAACTCTGTTGAGTCGCTTCTTGGTTCAATTAACCCTGCGTGGGTGAATACGCCTGGGCTTCTTGAATCAGTGAAGAACTACATCACGCAGAATCCAGGTTCAACC